TTGTACCTTCATGCAGTATTATAGTTTAGCATCCACCATCTCTTCAACTAGATCATCAAAAGAATATTCAAGATCCCAGCCTAAAACATTTTTGAGCTTGGAACAATCACCTCTCAAATCTTTTAACTCAGTGGGGCGATAATATTTTGAGTCGGTGACAACATACTCTTGCCAGTTTAAACCTAGCCTACGAAATACTTTTTCGCAAAGATCAGCCACCGAGTAAGACATGCCAGTGGCACAAACAAAATCATCAGGTGTATCATGTTGAAGCATCATCCACATGGCTCGGACATAATCCTTTGCATGGCCCCAGTCTCTAGTGGCATCTAAGTTTCCTAGAGTTAGTAATTTTTGATTTCCATTTTTAATATTAACGGCAGCATTAACAACTTTGCTGGTGACAAAGTTAGACCCTCGGCGGGGAGATTCATGATTGAACAAGATACCGTTAGAAATAAACATATTATAACTAGATCTGTATACCCTGCATAAGTTGTATGCATAAACCTTAGCACAAGCATACGGACTAACAGGACGCATCAATGTTGTTTCTCGTCGATACCCATCCTCGTCACATTCATTGCCAAACATTTCGGATGATCCTGCCTGATACATTTTTGCCTGTGGGCAAATCAGCCTAACAGCCTCAAGCAAGTTTAGAACTCCATTAGCGTCGGCCATAGTGGTGAAGGCTGGCTGGTCGAAGCTAACTCGCACATGAGATTGTGCAGCAAGATTGTATACCTCATCAGGCTTTGCCCTCTTCAAGATATGCAAAAGAGATGGCATATCTAGCAGATCGCCATAAACTAGATGAACGTCTGGATGATCGAAAATTCCAATTCTATCCAATCTGCTAGTTTGGTTCTCTGGAATAGAATGCCTTCGTAGGAGACCCCATACCTCATAGCCCTTTTCTAGAAGAAGCTCTGCTAGATAGGAACCGTCCTGTCCACTAATACCTGTAATAAAAGCTTTCATAGTTCTTCATACCAAGAGTAAGTCTCTGCTACCCCTCGCTCAAACGGGGTAAACTCAAACTCTGGGCACAGCTTTAGGAACTTGGCGTTGCTACCGTCCTTTCTATACTGTCCATCGAGCTTACCGTTGAAGAAGGTATTGACCTCTTTCCCTATTATAGATGAAATCGTATTCACCATGGACTCGATGCTTAAGTTTTCCTGCGGAGCCACGATCAAAGGATCAGCAGTATGATGGCGCTCCAACAGGAGAGGAATAGCTCTGCACAAATCGTCAACATATAGCTGCTGCCTCAGAGGTTTTCCTGTCCCCCAAAACTCTACATCCCCATCTGACTCATGAATCTTACGAATTGCCGCCGCTACAAAGTGAGAAGTCTCTAGATCAAAGTTATCTTCTGGTCCATACAGATTGGAGGGGCAGAAGCAAGAGTAATCTAAACCATATTGTTTTCTCAGAGAATTGATATGCACCCATAGCATTCTCTTAGTGAACCCGTATGCCATGTTGGTTTCAGCAGGTGCGCCATCCAAAAAGTTTGATTCATCAAAAGGATAAGAGGAAACTTCATTAGGAAAGGCACAAGTGCTCAACGCTGCTAAGAGTCTGGGCACTTCCGCCCTTCTGCAAGCATCAACAACATTCATGTTCATGACTGCATTGTGTTCAAAAAATTCAGCAGGATGATTAGCATTGTCCTTAATACCTCCAACAAGAGCAGCTAGATGAACAACTGCATCAGGCTTCTCTCTACTGATAAATTTATGTGTCTGGTTCTTACTAAACAAATTTACATCGTTTGATCCGATGTAGATCCAATCTGGTTTGATCTTCTGTAGCCTCGTTCCTACAAATCCAGTGCCACCAGTAACAATTACTTTCATCCGTTGATTACCTCACATACAGCTTTAATGTCGTCCTCTGACAAAAGGTGATGATTCGGCAGGTACATGCCATACTTTCTCACGATCTCAGCATTAGGAAGCTCCTCCTCGCCGTACTTTTTCACATAGAATGGCTGCTTACCCATTGACCCACAAATCAAAGGTCTGCACTCAATATCTTTAGCCATGAGGGCTTTTGCAATATCATCTCTGCGCTCCGAAAGGATGGGAAATGCAAAGTTGGAAGTAAACGCTTCATCGTTAGGTCTACGGTATTCGTCTACAAGATAACTGTTATACCAATTGAAGTTTCTCCATCTATTCATGCACACCTCGTTAAGCTTCTCTAGCTGCCGAAGTCCTAGGAAAGCTTGAAGATCTGTAGATCGTAGATTGTACCCTGCATGAAAAAATGTGTAAAATGCATCAAACTCTGAGATATCCCACCGCTCACAATGAACTTTCTGATCTTCTTCACTCCAATCTCTGCACCAGCCATGACTACGAACTGATTTCATAATTTTATCATAGCGGCCATCATTAGTGCATACCATCCCTCCCTCAATTGTTGAGATGTGATGCCCAAAGTAAGTAGAGAATGTTGACATCGCTCCAAACGTACCTAACTTCCTACCATCAGGCATAGCAGAGCCCAATGACTCGCAGCAGTCCTCCAGAAGGATCACCTTATTATTTTTGCAAATACTAACAATTCTGTCCATTCTGGGTAGTAATCCCAAAACAGAAACTAGAATCGCGGCTTTGGGCCTAAGCCTAACATTAATATTACCTTTCTCCCTAACCACTCCATCTGTGATAATGCTCTCAAAGTGATCTAGATCAACTGAAAAGTCCTCTAGATTACAATCACAAAGGATAGGAATAAGTCCTAGCTGCATGACAGGTGCTAGATCGGTTGCCCAAGAAAGAGCGGGAACAATCACCGCGTCCCCTGGTTCCAGATCTCCAGCCTCCATGAGCGTTGAAAGCATAAGAAGGTTTGCCGATGATCCTGAGTTTACAAATGTTGCATACTGGGTGCCGATCCAGTCTGCCCACTTGTTTTCAAATTCTACCGTCAGTTTGCCTTTCGTAAGTCTGGGGAACCCAGTTATCCAATCGGCCAAAGCAAGCATGTCTTGCTCGTCAATTGTTGCTTCGGCTAGATGTATGGTCATAGTTTTATCCAATCCTTGCAATATATGTCTTTAGTTTCTAAAGGCTTGCCCTTTCCAAACCAAACCTTTGGAGCAATCACTTTTTTATATGGATTGTCGTTCAGCCATGCTCCCCACCAACTGAACGAGCTATTGGCAATAATGTTATAGTCACAAGAAGCCATAAGTTGGAGATCTCTTGCAGCGGAGTTTTCTTCTGAATACATAACCCTTGGACCTTTGATATTCTCTTTACACCACTCAATATCGTCTGAAAATACTAAGAAAGAGCTATCTTCAAACATAGCCATCGATTTCTCGTAATAGTCTAATGTGCATAGAGGGTGGTGATCTTGCAGATTTGTATAATCTCCTCGCCTTACATGTACAGCGACTACACCTTCTTCCAGAGGGTCTATAAATTGCTTAAACGTAAACTCTTTTCTTACATCTTCGGAAAACTGTTTAAAGTATTTCTCTGACTGAAAATATCCAGAGAGGGTTAGTCCATCTCTTTCAGGAATTGGTGTATATTCAAAAGTGGGTTCTTGGTAAACGTACTCTGTACAAATTTTATTCTTAAAGGCTGTCAAATCAAATATGTCAAACAAGTTGGGCTCATTCTCTGGGAACCCACAATCCACACCTAATCTTTTACTGGCAGCAAATGTAGCAGCATATTGAAACATTTGGTTACCCAGCCAGCCAAAATACCCTGGACGAAATCTAATCATCTTGATTGTATAATCCTAAAATATCTTTTGTAGAAAGATCTTTTAGTGAATAATTCCCCAAAGGCTCAGAGGAATACATGGGACAGTAATACTTGTGCGTGTTTTTTGGTCCTGGCATGTCCTTGAAGTAATAGTGTGTGGCTTGGGATTTTCTAGTCCTACTAGAATCTTTTAGGGGCGTACCTCCATGTAGTAAGTTCGCTTGCCAAATTACAGCGTGACCCGCAGGACCGACAAACTTATCAACTGGTAGGTTTGAAGCTTCAATGAGAGCTTTTACATACTCCTCATAGGTATCATATTTCTCCTGCTCTTCTCCACCAGCGTTATGCTCATATTTCGGTGGATTCATATTCAGTTTGTGAAACTCAAGAATTGGAAGCTTATGACTACCTCGCACATACTGGAGGGTTCCGTTATCCTCATCCATGTCCTCAAAAGCAACCCAAACGCCACACATCCAGTTATTAGGCACAGTATGGAAGTGCAAAGTATCACTATGCACATCTTGTTCAGAAGCTGTTACAAAGTTAATAGTCTGGAAGGGGATAGGATCTCTACGATATAATAGTTTCAGAGTATCCATAACCTTCTTGTGAGCAGCAACGGCTCTAACTTCTTTACTGTGCTTCCAAGCTTCAAAGTATCGTATAGTTTGAGGGTTATAAAAATACGAACCTTTAGGGCAAGCATCTAAGCTCTCTACTAATTGATTGCAAAACTTATCATCAAGACTTAAATCAATGATAACATATCCATCCCTATGGTAGCGTAAACACAGATCTTTTTCATCATCAGAAAGAGTATTATCATTCTCAATTAATTTTTCAGAGAAAGGAGAACATAGCCAAGGAAAACTTGTAATCTCTGGGTTTTGTAAAAAATCATCCTTAGTGTAGAGGGGTTTATGAAGTTCCTCACGCATTAGACCACTCCTCTGCTTTATCTAAGATAACCTGCTTATTCCTATCTTTATACTTGGTTAGAGGAGTACCAAGCCAAAGCTCATACTCTTTCGCTTTATGATTTTTGTTAACAAAAGATTTAGCTCCGAATACCGTGCCCTCTGGAATTATGGTATCAGGCATGACAATAACATCTGAGCATGTACCTGCATACTTTTCAAATACAATGTCCCCTTCGTATACTTTATTATGGCCCCACCAGTCATTAACAGGCCCATAGTCTCCTAAAAAATCTTCTGAGGCGGTGATAAGTTTACACCCATATGCTACGAAGTTCCACCCTTTCAAGTGAATTGTTTTTCTTCCTACTAGAGTATTATGAGAACATATTTGAATATTGTCTCCGCAAACTAAACCCCCTCCAATATAAGTAAATGGATCAATTCTAACATTATTACCTAACTCTACCAAATCAGGACGAGCAAACATTACATTATGCCCAATGAGAACATTCTCCCCACATGATTTGAATTGTTTTTTTATTTCTTCATTCCATCCTAGCATGTAAGATCCTCCCAGTAGTTACCTACTGACATTTCCATCTTATTAGATGTTGAGATCTGATTAGTATCTTTGTAGTTGATCTTAGGCAAAACTCTAAAATCAATACTGACTCGACACACATCAGAGTCATTAACCTTATTACCGTGTTTCAAGTTAGCGCCATCCCACACCCAAAACTCTCCGTAGTCTGCTTCCATTGGTTTGTAATCAGCCTTTCCTGCCTCAGACTCAACCCAAATAGTGCTATTTCCTTTAGCTTGTGTAAGTGGTAAAAAGATATTTACTTCATCAGAGACATGACTATATTCCTTATCACAGTGAAACGCTGCCACTGCGATATTCTGGGGCTGATGCACTCTGAAAGTAGGAATTTTTTGGCACAGCATAGGCTCATCAAACAAAGGAAAAATTACTTCCTTCAAGAAGGACTCATAAATTTTATAAAAATCAGTCGAGGCACCCTCATAAAAAGTTTTATGGTAATCAGTATTTTGATCAGTCTCCACATCGTCCAAGAGATTATACACCTTCGCCTCTGACCATTGTTTATGAATTAAAGACAGATCTCTCACCCCGAAAAGCCTTTTAATCTCTTCTGCGAAGCAATACTTTTTAATATCATATCTATACTTTTTCATCACCAGCCCTCCTTAATACAATCAACGATATATTTTCTATCCTCATCTGTTACCCACCACCCGTTAGGGATGCAGATCATATCTTGAGTTAGCTTCTCAAGATTGGGTAGTAGTGTTTTATACTCTGCGACACAGCTATGCTTATCATTCCTCTCATGAACTCTGCTCACCATGATGCCGCGATTATTCATATGACGCATGAAAGCATCTCTATTCTTAACTTTGATGGTATAAATCCAATCAGCAGAGTATGCTTTGGGATTTCTCTTCAAAAGAGTGACTCCATCAACACCCTGCAACTCTTTCTGATAATACTCAGCATTATCATGATGCTTCTCAACAACTTTTAAGGCATGAGGAAAGTTATGGATTCCGATGGTCGCATTGATGTCATTCATATGGAATTTATATCCCCACTCAGGAATGTCTTCCTCACATCGGAAATCTTTAGAGTTAGTCTCTCTATCAATCCCATACCAGCGCAGCAATTTTGCCCTTTTAAATAGTTCTTGGTGAGGTAGCATCAACATACCTCCATCTCCAGTAGTGAAGTGTTTGATCGCTTGGAAACTATAAAATGCTAGGTTGCCATGGTTCCCCAAAAACTCCCCATTGAACTTGCTTCCAAAGGAATGGGCGCAGTCCTCAATGATAGCTGGCTTGAATCCATACAACTCCTTTGCATTACTTTGAATTTTCTTTAGACGATCCAAGTCCACTGGGTTACCGCCCCAATGAACGACAAGAATAACCTTTGTTTTTTCAGAAATCTTTCTCTCAAGATCATCTAAGTCCATGTTGCAAGTCTCTGGATCAACATCCACCCACTTTATTTTATAATTATTTGCTAGGGCGGGCCAGTTAGTGGCTGTGCATGTCAAAGGCGTAACTAAAATCTCATCGCCCTCCTCTATTCCAGGCCAATCACCATGAGGCTTCTTTAGTAATCGTAAAGCTAGGTGATCCGCTGAAGTTGCTGCATTGGTTGTCACCAGCAGCAGGTTTTGGAAGTGCCTTTTAAGGAGTAACTCAAATTCTTTAACCCTCTCACCCTCTCCAATAAAACCAGACATCAGAACCTTATTAAGAGGTTCAAGTACATCTTCACTCATGGAAACTTTAAATAGCGGAATCATTTTACAGTATCACTTTTGTATTTCTGATTTAAGAAGGCAGGTTCACTAACCTTCTCTTCCACGGGAATCTCATTGCTCAATGCACCTTGTCTAACTCTAATGCTAATTAATGGATCTTCGCTCTGTATTATAGCGTGTGGTCCCCATGTTTTCCAAAATCTATAATATAAATCTACATCATTTAGCCACCGTAAGCTCTCATCTAAACGCAATTCAGTATTTCTCCAAGCGACAGATGCGGGGCCACCAATGTAATTCAAACCTTTTAAAAGATCTTGTGGATAACTAGGGCTATTCCTTGGAAAATTACCTTCATAAGAATAGTATGAGTCTTCCGCATCTTTTTGACAGATAGACTTAAATGCACACCAACCATGAGTTTCTAAAGTATCAACAATTAGTCTGACAGCTTCATCACTAAAAAACTTATCGTCCTGGGGGAGGCTCTTTATGTAATCTCCAGTGCTCTTATCCCATGCGTTGTTCGTATTTGCCACTCCACTATGTCCTGCCCCCCTGGTGCATCTGTAGTAGCTAACTTTGATATCTTCCCTGAACGGGAAATTATCTACAAAGTTTTTAACTTCATCATCAGTTGAATTATCAGAAATGACAATCTCTATATTGTCGTAAGTTTGCGAATTGATAGAGGATAAGTTTTCTTCTAAGTATAGGAGAGAGTTATCTCCCAAATTATAAGTTGGGACTAGAATTGATATTAGTTTATTTGTTTGTGTTGTCATAATCATTTATACTTCTAAAGTAAAATTAGTAAACTGCGGGAGATCCTCTTGATAAACCATGGGCTTATTAGGTGTCACCACAACCGCTTTTGTTTGTAGCCGTGCCATTCCCAAATCAAAAGGAGTAGGTATTGCCATACATTCTTTAATCACTTCTTTAACTGTCTGAATAACTTTATCATTTAAGTACAGAATAGCATGGGTAGAACACATGTTATAAACCCTTTTAAAGTTTTCATCATGCTGCGATCCTATGACCACACCATGATAAGACCTACTCATGTCAGGTCTAACATACCCCCAGTTAGAAACTCCTAGATAAACAAGATCGGCATCGTCAGGAACCTCTAAAACAGAATACCAGTCTTCCGTAGGGACTACATCATCCTCCAAAACTAGGACCGGGGCACTAACACTATCTAATAAATTGTAGTGCGACTGAGCGCACCCTAAGGCGCCCTGTGTGGAAGTTGTACCTGTAACTCCCTCGTAAGCAGTAGCTCTAAATCTTTTAGGAGTCAGCCCTAACGCACAAAGTCTAGACGAAACCTGTATCAACCTGTCAGGCTGGCTATCCATATTAATTATATGACTCGGTACTTCTTTAAGATTTAAATTCTTCATAACTTCTTCCTGAGTGTGGCGTTGACATGTAGTATTGCTTTCCGTAAATAGGAGACTTCTCGCTTTGATCAAACCCTGAGTAATGCTTAGGAATAAAGTAGTGGCTGGGGAACACTCTTAGCTTCTCATAGTCTTTTCCATAATGAGTTAAGAGCATTGGCCCTAATACAGTCCACGAAGACTTCGGAGGCATCTGCCTTAGGCTCTCTACCGGCAGTTGCGAAATATGTTGAATGATGGTCCTTAGTAATGGATTCTCTACAGAAGACCCCAAATACCCGTTAGCCATCAAGCCTTGCCTGACGAACTCATTTTCCCAGCAGCAAAATATATCATTGTCTACGAAATCATCTCCCAATGGTTTCACACATTCGGAGTCCGCATCAATGAAGAACCCCCCACGGTTAAATAGTAATTCATATCTGAGTATGTCGGCTTTCCCAGCTAACTCCTCTACGGCATCAAATTGAGCTTGGTTTCTTATCTTAGGCATATTCTCTTCAGTCCATACCTTATGCTCCCAGTCAGGATTCATATTTTTCCAAGTATCCATTAATGGGTCTGGCCGAATTGATTGGTCCCCCAGCCAGATTTGGTGGATAACCTTAGGAATCATTGCCCTCTCCCATTAACTGTTTCAATACCACCCTCCTTGCCTGCCATGTGTGGTCTTACATGATACAGGGCTTGGCCAAACCAGCCAATCTTATAACCCTTTTGAGCACAGGCTTGAACATGTAGTAAGTCGGTAAGGTGTGCAACATCTTGTGGGACCGTGTTGATAAACGGGATAGTTTCAAAAATATGGGTCTTGTAAGTTGGCATGGCCACATTACCCTCACTCAGTCCTCGCTCTGGGAAGATAGCTAGATCTGTTCCACGATAAGTTTCTTCACCGCTGCTGGTGTCCGTCAGTCGCACCTGTCGATTAAATCTAACACCTGCTATCCACACATCTACCACGGGGTGTGCGTTAATTGTTTTTCGGATTACATCTCCAGCGCCAGGAATGAATACGTCATCATCATCTAAGAAAGTTACGTATTCTGTGTTAGCCATTGCCGCTCCAACATTAGCAGCCATGCCTCCATACATTCCCCACCTCTTTCCCAGCTTAATAAACTTCTCACCAAAGGCATGACAGTTAACTCCATCACTAATCACTATAGGATCAAAGCCCTCTCTTTTGGCGGAATGTATCGCAGCCTTAAGAGTCTTTCTACCGATGGTTTTGATTACTACAGTTGTATCACTCATGGAACTCCCACTCTGTGTTAAAATTAATTTTGCCAGACTTATCTTTATCTCTGCTGCTGACAAGACCGATGGCCTCTTGGTAAAGTTCCATCCTGTGTTTTACAACCTTGTTGAGATCAAAATACTGCTCGGTAATCTTATGCAAGTTCTCTCCCATCTCTGCCACATGCTTAGGGTTTTTGACACAATGCACCAGGATCTTTGCCCACTCTTTTGCTGGGGCATTGGCAGGCAATAAATATCCTGTTTTACCATTAACAATTGTCTCATCATAGCAACCAACATCGGATGCAATTAACGGAGCCTTATATCGACCGCACTCAGCAACTTTGATTTCAGACTTTGAATCATTGAATGCATTCATTTGAAGAGGAGCAATAGACAGATCTATGTTTGAGTAAATACCTCCATAGCTATCGGGGGGTAACGCATTGTAAATCTGCCAGTTGGGCTGGCCTTTGAAGCCCTTAAGAAGCATCCTTTTGTAGTTCTCCCAGACCTCATGCTGCCACTCCTTCTCTTGTCCAGGGTTCCTCGTAGGAGCCCCGTAGAAGCCCCAGGAGCAGTTCTCACGGCCTGCACGCTGGTTTACCATGCTAGGCACCCCGATGAACTCTTTCACGTCCTCTTCGTGGTGGATGCCTCCAGCCCAGCCAATGCGTACTAGCTTCTTTTTAGGCTTTGGAATCTTTGGTACATTCCAACACGGTAAGTTATAATCAATTGCATTCTTTACAATCGCTAAAACGCCCCCACAGTAAGGCTTAACTCTTTCCGCGAACTTTCTTTGCGTTACAGTTACGAGGTCTGAGTTATTGTAGATGAACTTAGTAATCTCTTCTAAGTTTCTCTCTTT